TTCAACATCTACGCCGGTAATTACTGATGAAAACGCCGATTCTGGGATCGGCGTATGTTGCTCGGAGCATCAACGCTGCCGACAACCGCATGGTCAATCTCTTCCCTGAGATTGTCCCCGAAGGCGGCAAAGAGGCTGCGTTTTTAAACCGCGCTCCCGGCTTAAGGTTGCTTGCCACCGTTGGTACTGGTCCCATTCGGGGACTATGGACGTTTAACGGTGTTGGTTATGTTGCCAGCGGTCTGGAACTTTACAAGATTACCAGCAACTACGTTGCTACAAAATTAGGCGACATAACTGGTACTGGGCCTGTTGTCATGGCTGACAACGGCGGTGTGCTGTTTATTGCCTGTAACCCAGACGGTTTTACCTACAACTCGCTGACGGGCAACTTCCAAAAGATTACGGACCCTGATTTTGCGGGCGCGGCTAAAGTTTTTTACTTCAACACATTTTTTGTTTACTTAGAACCCCAATCTCAACAGTTTTACTGGGTAAACTCAATTACGGTTGACCCTACAACACTTGGTGTTGCGTACATCTATCCGTTAGTGTTTGATTTAACAAACGTCGGAAGCGCGGAAGGATCGCCAGACGGTCTGATCAGTATGATCGTTGATCATAGTGAACTATGGTTGTTTGGGACCAACTCGGTTGAAGTTTGGTACAACGTAGCAGATACGGACCAGCCTTTCCAACGCATCCAAGGCGCGTACAACGAAATCGGTTGCGCTGCAACATTCTCAGTAGCCAAGCTAGACAACGGTTTGTTCTGGTTGGGCGCTGATGATCGCGGCCAAGGTATTGTCTACCGTTCAAACGGGTACACCGGCCAGCGGGTCAGCACCCACGCGATTGAATACGCTATTGCCCAATACGGCAATATCAGCGACGCGATTGCGTACACATATCAGCAAGAAGGTCACGCTTTCTACGTTTTGACGTTCCCGTCAGCCAACGCAACTTGGGTCTATGATGCGTCCACTCAAGCGTGGCATGAACGGGCAGCGTTTTCTAACGGTCTGTTCTTGCGGCATCGCAGCAACTGCCAGATGGCGTTTAACAGCGAGATTGTTGTTGGCGACTTTGAGAACGGCAACTTGTATGCGTTTGACCTAGACGTTTACGCTGACAACGGTGGCCCTCAAAAGTGGTTGCGTTCTTGGCGGGCGTTGCCGACTGGTACAAATAACCTAACTCGTACAGCGCACCATAGCCTACAACTGGACTGCGAGTCTGGCGTTGGAATCAACAACAGCGCCGGTACAGACCCAACTTTCCTGCTTACCGAATCCGGTTTGTTCATCACAACCGAAAGCGGCGATTTCTTGTTGGCCGTAGCTGAAGGCGAACCTACCATCGGATCTGACCCGCAAGTCATGTTGCGTTGGTCTGACAATGGTGGGCATACTTGGTCTAACGAGCATTGGTCACCGTTGGGCAAGATTGGCGTTTACCAACACCGCGTGTTCTGGCGTCGCCTTGGTATGACTCTTAAACTGCGTGATCGAGTATATGAGTTGTCTGGCACAGATCCAGTCAAGATTGCCATCATGGGGGCTGAACTGCACTTGAGCGGGACGACTGCATAATGGTCAACAACATCACCCAGATCCCCGCGCCTCGGGTTGACTTTATTGACCAACGTACTGGCCTAATGTCGCGTGAATGGTATAGGTTTTTCTTGAACCTGTTCACGCTGACTGGATCTGGATCTAACACAACCGCGATTGAATACTTCAATTACGACCCTATCGGCTCGCAAGTAAGCGAGCTTTACAACATTGTCAACACGCTGGAACTTGGCCCTGTAGGTCAGCCAGCGTTTGATAGCGGCGTCACCCAGGTCAACACCGGCACGGGATTGACCGGCGGTCCAATCGTTACGACCGGCACGATCAGCATTGACAACACCGTTGTCACGCTTACGGGTACGCAAACGCTGACCAACAAGACCATTACGGGTCTTAACAGCGCGTCAACCGTCAAAGACAGCGCCGGTAATCTGTACGGGTTTGGTTTTCGGACCATGCCGCAGTCAGACAACACTAGCGGTACGCTGGTCTTGTCAGATTCAGCCAAGCACCTCTACATCACTAGCAACGTCACCGTACCGCCTAACAGCAGCGTAGCGTTTGACATTGGTACGGTCATTAGCGTGGTGAGCAACGCCACGGCAATAGTCATCCAAGCAGGGGCGGGCGTCACGCTCAAGCTTGCTAACTCCACATCTACCGGCAACAGATCAGTCGCGTCTAACGGCGTTGCTACTATGATCAAGGTCGCAACCGATACTTGGTACGTCTTCGGTCTGGGTGTGTCATGAGTGGCTTTCTGGGGATGTTCACTTTTGGTGGCCCTCCCCCTCCCGTTGTCCCATCAATCTATATTGCTTACGGTGGCCCCACGGCGGGACAAAGAATCTCCGTCTACAACTGGAATTCAACGACTGGGTTTGGGTCAATCTTCACGGCCCCAACGGTTTCCAATCCGGTCAACCAGATTTCTTTTGTTAGTGACAACTCAAACATCTCGGCGTCTTGTACTACGTCGCCGTTTTTCCTTGTTTGGGCGTGGTCTGGTTCTGGGTTTGGGACGCAGTACTCTAACGCCGGTAGCCCTCTAAGCCCGTCTGCGTTTGGTCCGGCAGGGTTTACTTGGACTAAAAATGTTGACGCAATCCTAACGTCAAACGCGCTAAACCCGTCTTTTCCGCAAGCGTGGGCTTGGAGTCAAGCAAGCGGGTTTGGGTCTAAGTATTCAAACGGGCCAGCATTAAATTCTGCTGGCTTCTCAACTGGCGTTACGCTAAACGGCGACAGCACCCAGGTTGCGTTCAGCCAAGGCGCAACCCCAGTCATTTCGTTGTTCCCGTGGTCATCGGTAACGGGGTTTGGCACTAAGTACGCAAATCCAGCGTCGCTGCCCCCGTTTGGTAACAACCTAGAAAGCATATCGTTTAACCCAGTAACCAATGACGTTGCGATTGGCAGCACCGCGACTCCGTTCATTGCCGCGTATCCCGTAACATCGTCGGGCTTTGGGACCAGATATGCCAACCCTGCAAGTTTTGTTGGTGGGCCAGCGTTTGGGGTTAGGTTTTCACCTACGGGGGCCGAACTTGCAGTTGCAAATAACTCTACGCCTAACACATTAAAAGTGTACCAATGGTCTTCTGGCTTTGGTTCTTTGTACTCAAGCCCGTCAATACTGCAAGTTGTACAATCTGTGGACTGGTCTAGTACAGGGACGGAAATCGCTGCGGCGATACCTTCAACGCCGCCCTATACTAGAGCGTACCCGTGGACATCTGCCGGAGGGTTTGGGTCAGCCTATGCCAGCCCTAGCACTCTTTTAGGCGTCGCAAATTCTGTAGCTTTTTCTGACAAATCAAGATGATTACTGACAACGAAAAACTAGCCTCGGCAGTCATGAACGCCTACCACCGCGAGATGGAAATCTATGCGTATCAGGTGAACATTGACAACTATTCTGCTATGCTACTCGCACTTCCATCGGATGATTGGCCGCAGGATTGGGTAGCGTTCAAGGGCGTGAAAGTCGAGGATCTGCCGCACTCGTTGTCGGATGACGACGTTCAGGCGATCAGCGATTATCAGTACCGTGACCGTCTACGGTCGTTGGTGAGGACTGAAAAATCAGAGCAAAGTAAGTCTATCAGGATTAGGGACGTTCTCAAGGCTCAAGTCGGCGGCGACTACGACGCGCTGGTTTTGGCTTACAAGGCAGCGCAACCATGACTGTAACCGTAAAAGTCTTGATTCCGGCAAAGCTGGCTGAACCAAGTCAGACGACCCAATACACCGCCAACGGTGTGACCGCGCTTGTGGACAAGTTCACCGCAACCAACTTCAGCGCGGCAGCGGCAACGATTAGCGTCAACTTGGTCACGGCAGCAGACTCGGCTGGCAATCAAAACTTGATCGTCAAGACCAAGACGCTACAACCGTCAGAGACGTATACCTTTCCTGAGATTACTGGCGCTGCGCTTGGCCCTAGCGGGTTCATTAGCACCATCGCGGGGACGGCATCAGCGATCAATATCCGGGCTAACGGACGGGAGATCACATAATGAACATTTTTAAAAGATTGATTAATAAAGTAAGTGACGAACTTGCTGGTCTAGACGATGCAATCCGCGAAAACATTCCTGGTGGATGGACAATCCCCGCGCTTTTGGCTGGTGGGTATTATTTTGCCCCACAGATTAGTGCGTTTTTCAATCCTACTACCGGCGCAAGTGTAGCCGCCGGAGAAGTCGCGGGCGGTCAAGCGGCGATTAACTCCGCGTTAACTAGCGGCGAACTTCTTGGTACTGCTGGTGCTACCAATGCTTTGGCGGGAACTGAAGCACTTAGCGCGATGCCTACAAATTACCTTGGGGCGGGCGCAGGGGGTATGACTTTAGGTGGAGATTTGGCGTCCGCTGCTTTTCCTTTAACAAGCGGGGCAAGTATACCTGTAGGCGCGCAATCTACAGGTCTAATGTCTTATCTTCCGTCCGGCATTTCTCCTAGCACCGCGCTTCTTGCAGGTAGTTCTTTGCTAGGAGCGTTTGGGTCAAATGCTGCTGCTCGGTCCATGAGCAACGCTAACCAAGCAATTGGTGATGTCAACTACAGAATTTTTCAGGAACAAAAAGCACTTCAAGAGCCTTGGCGCGCTGCTGGTGTTGAGGCGCTTAACAAGTTGCGCTCGCCTGAGATGCAATTCACGCCTTTTTCGGCTGACAAATTTAAAACCGATCCAGGCTACGCTTTTCGTTTGTCCGAAGGAATTAAGGGTTTGAACAACGCTGCTGCCGCTCGTGGTGGATTGTTGTCTGGCGGCACTTTGAAAGCAACAGAACGGTACGCGCAAGGGTTGGCGTCGCAGGAATATCAGAACGCCTACAATCGGTACAACACCGATTACAACATGAGACTTGGACCGCTACAGACGTTGGCGGGTTATGGTCAAGGTGCTACAAATAACTTAACCAACACAACTGGCGCTTACGGCGCTAACCAAGCCGAAAACATAGCGACTGGCGGCAACATCCGAGCGTCTTCGTACATGAACGCAGCAGACGCACTTGCTCGCGGGGCAAGCCAATACTTGAGAAACGAAAGCGACAACGCTCTCATCGCCGCATTACGGAGGCCTTGATATGCCGCTTAATACTAACCTCCTTCGCGCCCCTGCGGGCATTGAAATGCCAGACCAGTTGGCGCGTATGGCTACGGTTGAGCAGATCAGATCTTCTCAGGCAAATCAAGAAACCGCGCGCCTGAACCAGCAAGCGCGCGAACTAGAGTTAGCTGACAAAGAAGAAGCAAAAACGATTCTTAACCAAGTGTCTTCGCAGATAAAATCTGAAGAAGACTTGCCAAGCGCCAGAAGTTTGATTACTGGCTTGCAATCGCACCCAAACAAAATTGTACGAGATGTAGGCGCGCGACTTAGGCAAGATCTTGACTTGTATGATGCCGAAGAAAAATACGCCAAAGCACACCCAGGGACAGTAAAAGTTGGCGCTTTAGGTGGCCCTAACGTACAACCCGCGCCGGTAAATAATCTTGCTCCGCAACAGGGGGCTACAAACGCGCTGGTTCCAGATCAATTTAGACAACAAATTGAAGATGAAAGAGCATCGGCAGCCAGACGGGCGCGTTATTGGGAGACGCAAGCGTTGCGGGACCCAAAATTTGCTCCGCAAGCCAAAGAAGCGCGGGATTATTTTAATTCGTTTGGAAAAATTAACGCATACGAACCCGGACGATTGTTGATGGGTGGCGGCGCGTCTATGATGACGCCAGCAGCGCCAGAAACTCCCCCAATGAGCGTGCGGGAACTTAAAGCGTACCAATTAATGTCGCCTACTGAAAAAGCAGATTTTGAAAAGCTGCAAAAAATTAAAGGTACAAACATAAACGTCAGCGCCACGAACACCCCAGCCGGAAAAAGTTTGGCTGAACCTGTCGGAAAGCGCGCCGAAACGTCTTTGGTGAAAGCCGAAGGTGCTACGGAAATCATGAACGCCGCAAATTCTGTACGCGAAGCCCTTAACTCAGGCAACGTAATCGCAGGTCCGCTCGCGGGCGTAAGAACTAAGTTTGCTCAAGTTCTTGAATTAGCCGGTGTTGGTGATAAGGAAAAGTTGATCGCTACCCGTACCGCTATTCAAGGTATGGCTGACTTGACTTTGCAAAGCCGCGCTGAATTAAGAGGCCAAGGTCAGATCACAGATACAGAAACTCAACTGTTGGAGCGCGCGCGGTCTGGCAAAATTGAGGATATGACCCTTGCGGAACTTCAGACTGTTGTTAACGTATCGCAGCGTCTGGCTGGCCGGTTGTGGTCTAACCATCAGACGTTGCTAGGTACAATGAAAACTGACCCTGCTGCTGCTGACGTATATAAATACTACACCCCGACTGCGGCCATGCCGCAAGCTCTCGGGGAAGGCAAGACTCCATCTCAGCAAGAAAAAGAAGACAAGCGCCCACCGTTAAAAGACATCTTTGGTGCAAAACGATGAGCGAACAATTTCGTGAGCAGATAAACACCGCGCGGAGGCGCGGTTACAACGACGATGAGATCGTTGACTTCCTAAAGCAAAACGACAAGCGCGTAAGCGAAGCGTTGTCGTCTGGGTACAAGTCAAACGAGATCCTTGATTTCCTTGCACCCAAGCCGTCAATGGGTGAGGAAACGGTGCGGAAAGCGGGTATCGTAGGAAGATCTGCAAGCGAGGCGATGATCGGTCCCGCAGCGGGCGCGTTGATGGGCGCGCCTTTTGGCCCTGCTGGCGCGGCGGTAGGTGGTTTGGTTGGTGGTTTGGCTATACCAGCCGCTGATGTTTTAGTTCAAGGTTACAACCGTCTTGCTGACAGTAACCTAAGAACACCATCTCAAGTCATTTCAAATTTC